TAAAATACTTTAAAAAAGAGGTTAAAAATGGCGTCAGTAGGTTCAAAAGTAACAGCGAGCGATTTTAATAGTGTTCAATCGACTATTAACACAGTATTGGGAACTTATTATGGCCAGTCGCTTGCTAGTAGTCAAGTTTCGGCTAACACCTCAAAGATTACAGCCGCGCAGTGGCAAGCATTATATACTGATATTTTAAAAACTTATAATCACCAAAATTCAGTTAATGGAAGTTTGACATACCCTACTACTAGTACTGTAGTTTCAGCGGGCGTTTTTAATAACTACCAAACTATGGCTACCAATTGCCAGACTAATTATACAAATTTTTATTCAGGTTATTCGGCAACACAGTCATTTAGTACACTATCGATACCTGGAGGTTGGGGCAATAGTTCTACTAATACTGCTATACATACACTTTCTGTTGCTTTTAGTAGTGCTACTACCGCAGGATATTATTTCAATGCTGGCAGCCAAATAAGAATTACTGCTAGTTTAGCTAGTAACGGTAGTGCCAAAGATAACAGCTGGAGCAGTATGTTAAGCCATATGGGAACTATAGCGTTTGGTGTTAATAGCACTACTACATTAGCTGGAGCTGTTACACCGGGCACAGGTTCAAGTATAGGATTCAATCAACTTACAGGATCTTATCAGCAGATCTACTCTAAAGGTACAGAAAACTCTACCTATACGCCAAACACTTATAATATCTACGCTAGTATTAGTGGTGGAACAATAACTTTTAAAATAGAATTTGAAGATTTGTCAGGACCAGCTTATCAAGGTATATATAATATTGACGAAGCAGTAGGTGGTACAGCTACTAGTTCAACTTCTTTATACTATGCTTCTGGATCGGGACAAGTATCAGTAACAAGTTATTTGCCAAGTCTTGGTACTAATAGCTACGCCTATAGTACTCCAAATCCTTAATACCAATATCCATTGACAAACTAATTACAGTAGCGTATTATAGTACACTACGGAGTTTGTCATGGACGAAAGAATAGAAAAAGCCTTTGCTGTTGCCAATTATATGTCAACACTGAGCAATCAAAGAAGAATACTATTAGAAGAATATAGTCAAAAACTAGTATTCTACATCAATGGTGCTAGTTTTAAAATAACACCAGAATTAATTACTTTTACTAAAACTATTTTAGATCTTGGCTATACAGAAGATGTGGCTTTTATTGATGCAAATAATTTTCCTGTCATCATAAATGATGTACAAGATTTTTTCGATAAAATTAGTCTTACTTATTTTGAATCGACTAATGATTATGCGGCTAGATATGCTGATTTAAAAAGCAAAAGAAAAATTTCTGATATAGTAGAGCTATGATAAACGGAGCAATAATTTTTGCTCAAAATAATTCTAGTTTAGACTATGTTAAACTAGCAGTATTTGCGGCTAGACGTGTAAGAGAATATTTAGACATTCCTGTTAGCATAATTACAGATAGTGTTGACTGGCTTAATACAGGATACCCGGATCATCCATTTGATCAAATAATACCAATTGGTTATCAAGATACAACACAGTACAAAAAGTTTAATGATGGAACTGTGGCTAGCAAAACCCTTGAGTGGAAAAATTTAACAAGAAATTTAGTATATGATCTTACTCCTTACGATCGTACACTAGTTATTGATAGCGACTATATAATTAATTCAAGTGTATTAAAACCTGCTTTTCTTAATGATTATGATTTTCAAATTTATCACACTAACATGGATTTAGCATCATGGCGTAGCACAGCAGAATTTACAAGATTAAATCAGTACAGCATACCTTTTTATTGGGCTACAACATTTGTATTTCAAAAGAATACAATTACACAAGCCTTTTTTGATCTAGTAAGTTATATTAAATCTAATTGGTTATACTTTAGAAATTTGTATAGTATAGATGATAATAAATTTAGAAATGATTTTGCCTTTAGTATAGCAATACACATTATGAATGGAAAAACAAATGGCGGGTTTGCCACAGAGTTACCGGGCATTATGACTTTTATTACAGATAAAGATATAATGATATCTTTAGAAAAAGACAAAATGAAGTTTTTAATAGAGAAAGAAAATTATTTGGGAGAATACACGTTAGCTAAAACTCAAGGAATTGATGTACATGTTATGAATAAACTAAGTCTTAGCAGATTCATAGATGGAGGTTCTGGTGTCTAAGGGATTTTTAATTTTTGCTAAAAATACAGATGTTGATTACGTTGAACAAGTATGTGCGTTAGCATTGAGTATTAAGTATAGTCAAACTATTGATAGTGTAAGCATAGTAACAGATGATAGTGTTCCTGAAAAATATTCTAGATTATTTGATAATATTATTCCTATTCCGTTCAATACTGATACTACCAGCACCTTAGCAACTGAACATAGATGGAAGTTATTCCATGCTAGTCCTTATAATGAAACAATAGTGCTAGATGCCGACATGTTATTATTAGAAGATATTAAAACATGGTGGGATTATTGTGCCAATTATGACCTTAAATTCTGTAATAGAATAAAAAATTACAAACTAGAAACAGTAGTTGATACTGTCCATAGAAAAACATTTATAGCAAATAAATTAACTAATCCATACTTTGCTCTACACTACTTTAAAAAAACAAATACAGCACTTGAATTTTATAAATTGCTAGAATTTATTTGTAATAACTGGGAATGGTGTTGGGGGAAATTCGCTCCTGAAGAATACCAAAATTGGCCTAGTATGGATCTTGCCAGTGCTATTGCTATAGAAATGATGATGTGCCAAGATACTGTATTTGATCAATATTGTCCTTTAGAATTTATACATATGAAAAGTCCGTTACAAGGATGGACTGTTTATCCAGAAAAATGGACAGATTCAGTATCTTGTATATTAAACAGTAAAGGTGATTTAGTAGTAAACAATATCAAGCAAGGAAAAATATTTCATTATGTAGAAAAGGATTTTATAACTCCTAAACTACTAGAACGGTTAGAAGGATTGGCAAATGGCAAAGCGTAAATTTAAACCAATTGATAATTCTGATCATGAGTATTATGCTTATTTCGATCCATTAACCGATAAAGTATTTTTAGTTACAGCAGAGCAACACCCTGCCCACAAATATTTTGCTAAGATAACTAAAGATCAACATGCCGAAATAACATCTGATAAAGTTAAATTTGAAGACTGTATAATTGATCGCGTAGTTCAATCTGACGGATCTATCGAACATAAATTGCTGACTAAACAAATGTCAGACGAATTTAGTTTTAAAAGAAATAGTTTTTTATGGATTACAGAACCAGTAGATGCTAATACCGAGTTTGTTGTTACATGGAACAAAGAAAATAAACAATGGAGATTCCATGTAACTGACGCTGGTCGTAGTGTATTGTCGGGAGCAAGTTATGATAATACACTTGTAGTATTTGTTACATTATCTACAGACTTAGATTTTTTAGTAAGAACTTTTTATATAAGAATACACGATGTTCTTAAAGCAGGTGAAATTATTTTTGATTTTGAAAGTACATTAGAATCTCACATTGAAAACTTGTCAGTATCTACTAAAAAGTTTTTTACATATTATGGAATAAAACATGATTAAAATTATAGAACAGGATATTATATTTCTCAGCTATGATGAACCAAATGCTGAAAAAAATTACGCAGATTTATGCGATAAAGTACCTTGGGCAAAACGTGTTCATGGAGTTAAAGGCAGCGATGCAGCGCACAAGGCTTGCGCCGCCTTAAGTGAAACAGAATATTTCGTTACTGTGGATGCTGACAATATCGTCGATCCAAAATTTTTAGAAGTTGAAATTGACCTTGATAAATTAGGTCTTACACCCGAGCATGTATTCAGTTGGTGCGGTCGTGTACATGTAAATGGACTTATGTATGGTAATGGTGGTTTAAAATTATGGACACGCAAGTTCGTAAATGAAATGCGTACACACGAAAATAGTGACCCAACGGATACTAAAGGTCTAGTTGAATTTTGTTTTGACGACAAGTATTATCAGTTTAATGAAAGTTATAGTGAAAGTTTTACTAACGCAACTCCCTTTCAAGCGTGGCGAGCAGGGTTTCGTGAAGGTGTAAAAATGAGTTTAGACCAAGGAGCTAAGGTAAAAGATCTTAAAACAATTTGGTGGCAAAATTATCATAGGCTTTTAGTATGGGCTAGTGTTGGCACAGATGTAGAAAATGGTATATGGAGTATAATGGGTGCTAGAGAAGGTTGTTGGAAAACAAACTGTACTGATTGGGACTATAGCCAAGTAAGAGATTTCGAATGGTTAACAGACTACTGGAATACTACACACGAGCAAGCCAAGCCTGAAGAGATGACAAAATACATTAATTTTTTAGGATCAGAATTAAAAGAAAAATGCAAATTGGAGATAGCAAATTTAGATTCTGCTGGCAGTCGATTTTTCAAAACAGTATATAATAATAGTCCTCGTATATTGAGAAAACGCCATGTATGATATAGTCTTTATTAGTTACAACGAAAAGTACGCAGATGAAAATTTTGCTAATCTAAAAGAACGATTTCCTTTAGCAAAACGTGTACACGGAGTTGAAGGCATACATCAAGCACATATAGCCGCTGCACGTAAATCGTTTACTAAAATGTTTTGGGTAGTAGATGCGGATGCTGTGATATTAAATGATTTTAAATTTGATTATCAAGTTCCAGATTGGGATTTAGATGTAGTTCATGTATGGCGTAGTTTAAATCCCGTTAATAATTTGTCATACGGATACGGCGGAGTTAAACTGCTACCAAAATTTCTTACACTTAAAATGAACACTGATACTATAGATATGACTACAAATATCAGTGCTAATTTTAAAGCTATGGATGCTATTAGCAACATTACAGCATTTAATACAGATCCATTTAGTACATGGCGTAGTGCCTTTAGAGAATCTTGTAAATTAGCAGTAATTAATAATGAAGAATCTTTATCTAGATTAGATGCTTGGTGTAACTTAAACACAAATGCCGAGTATGGATTTTATGCGTATATAGGAGCATTGTCTGGAAGAGATTACGGAGAAAAAAGTGCCTCCAATAAGGAGGCACTTGCTAAGATAAATGATTTTAATTGGCTAGAAGTTCGTTGGCTAGCGGAAAAATCTCAGATATCACTTTAGCACAAGCAATAGCAACTTCCTGGTGCTCTTTTTGGGTGCCGTTTGCGCTACGTAATTCGATAAAATGAATCCAACTACGCAACGTACCATTCATGTACAACCGGCTTTCAATCAATCCTTCTGGCAATACAGCACGGGCTTGTTCTTTAGCAATGCCTTTTAGAATAGCCCACTCATATGCTTCGCGTGATTGTTTAATAACTAACTCTTGCATACGTTCCCACTGATAAGCCAGGAATCTATCTTCGTCATTATTGTGAACGTCTAATTCTATGCTGTTTTGTCTATTTTTGAGATCTTGTCTTCTCGCATCTCGCAATACAAACGACAAGTCTCGAGTAGGGTCAGCATATCGCTGACTGAACTCTTGGAAACTGAAGCTTCTATGTCTAAGGATTTGTCGGGCAATATCTCTTGTTGTGGTGATTTCAATACAGGCTGAGACCATTTCGAGTGGGCTCCAGTGTTGGTGTTTAACCAAGTAGCGGATGAGTTTGTCTGACGTCTCTGTGTTGAGTTGATTCGATGGATTGGACACACGGGCGCAATAGGCAATGAGTTCTTGAGCGTCTGAGATTCCCATATTAGAGAATTCTTCAGTTGGTTTGCTGTAACTAAGTAGTCTAACATTCATTATTTATAACTTCTTTTTCTTTAAAAATTTTTGAGTGCTGGCTTCTACATCTTTGCGAACTAGCTTTGTATCCAATTTAAAATCTACATTATCTATATTAGATTCGTATTCTTTAAAAAGCTCAGCAAGATTCTTTTCAAAGGCTTCCCAGCCCTCTTTCTTAGTCTTTGCTGTTATTTTAATTTCCCAAGACTTGCCGTCCTTAAAATTGACCAAAACGGTATGGAGATACCTTAAAGGTACGACATTTAAATGTACGTCACCGAATACTTCTGGCCAATGCTCTATGACATCCTTGGGAAGAGGTCTTCCCGTGTTAGTCATTTACGCTTTTTTCTTGGTCGGAGACAATTCCTCTGCCTTGCGTCGATAGTTAGCGGCTTCTTTCGCTAGCTTGTCAGCTTGACTGCGATAGAATTTAGCTTCAGCTTCTGGGCTTTCAAAAGTAGTTGGAGCAACAGAATCAGTTTTTACAATAGCTGGAACTTCTGCTACTGTAGCTGTTTCTTTTTTATCCTCTAATTTCTTATCTAGAGTTTCTTTAAGACTTAGATCATCAACTGCTACACCGCGTTGTTCAGCAATAATCTGATTAAGTTCACTTAATAAAACTCCCATGCCAGGAACTGGAGTCATTTCAATAGCACTAGTCGGTGCCTTAATCAATCTATTGTTCATATGTAGCCAAGGCAACATACGTGAACCATCTGGAAATTGAGTACGATCTAATGCTTCGGCAAATTCCCATGAAGCTTGACCTGATTGACTTTCTACCAAATTAATAATAGCATCATGATAGATATCAGGCATATTTTCGGTTGGCACAATCAAACATGCATGTGCTTCGCCAGGCAATGTGCGATATGCCACTAGACATTTCTTATTAGTGGCAACAACACGACCTACGTGTTTAAGTTCTTGGGCCATATTAAGCTCCTGTTGGTGCTGTCGCTGGTGCTGTCGGTGCGGCTGGCTGTTGTGGTTGTGCGGCTTGTTGTGAAGCTACTGTTTCTAAAAATGATGTTAGTTTGGTATATGTTTGACCAACTGCTACCATTTCATTTGGTTTGAATGCGCCACGTGAACTAGCGATATCGATAATAACCTTCATTGCGTTTAAATCATTGATAGTTAGATCGTTAGATTGTTGTGCTTCAGCGGCGCCTGCGGCTGGTTGTTGTACAGTATCAGTCATAGTATCTCCTTTTGTAAAGTACGTATATAATTTATCTCGTCTGTAAAAAAGGACAGGCAATCGTGAAGAAACTGAGTTCTTTTTCTGATTCAAAACCAATACGGGTTGTATATATGATTGTGTTAGTATTGTCTAACATAATACCCTGTCCTATATAGTACCTATTATTTAGATTCTTACGAATCCAACCATCGATGGATTTGACTAGGCTAGGGTTATATTTGTCTACGTTTGTATATTTAAAATGAGGGCAGGCAAACTCGACCCTCCTAAGATCGAAATAATCCAAAGGATTGGGCTTGCCATTCTTTAATGCCATTACGCCGCCTCTTTAGCAAATTCGTAATAAGCATATTCTCCAAAAGGTGGAACAATCTTATCTGTGCCGTGAATGATGAACACTGTATCACAGTAGTTTTCATCACCCCAGCTACCCCAAGGATAACCATCTGTAAACATGATAAACTTTTTAGGTTGAATGTCATGTTCTTTCATGTATTCCCAGTTAGCATCAAACTCGGTGCCGCCACCGCCCATTGGCTCATAGCTATCGAACTCGTCGATGTTATAACCGTCGAAGTCGGCTTCGTTGTAAACACGAGTATCAAAGCACCATACTTTAATCTTAAAGTCTTTGTATTCTTCCATAATGCCTTTGATCTCTGTTAAGAAATCTTTGGCTTGTTCATCACCAATAGAACCAGACATGTCAATTGCCACGCAGATATCGATTGTTTCTTGGAACTGAGTTCCAGGCAATACAGCACTCATGTGCCAGCCCTTGCGGTTAGGACGCATGAATGAATAGTCGTTTTTAATAGTACTTTGGATTTGTTGACGCAGAATTTCACGCCAATTCATCTTAGGCTCTGTCAATTCTTTAATCATGCGTTGTACACTAGCAGGAGTATTGCCAGCACCTGCGG